TATGTTGCCAAACCAGGCTGTGATCCACTTTTTGTGGCTGACGGCATGCTTGTGACAACGGACGAACAGGTAGAACTAAAGAAGTACCTGCAAGTCATTAAGGGCCAGTTTGCCCCCCTCTCTGAGGAGGAGCGGGAGGTCAAGATGGCCCTTGTGGAGTTCGAGGTTGCTTTTTCAACTCTCAACCAGGTCTCTCTTGAAGACCGGACTATTCCGGTTAATCAAGAGTTAGACCGATTGGTTGGTGAGATAGATAAAGCTCACGCTCGTCTTAAACAAATCAGTGACTTGCACGCTTCATTAGTGAATCGTGAGCGGATCACTGATTTGTCGATCTCCAACGGTAGATGGGCTGTAGCGCGAGGTGGGACCCCCGCGCTACAGCTCACCTTCCGGGTGGATGGGACCACGGAGGGTCCACTTCCCCCTAAAACCCGGGCTCATTGTGAGAGCTTGAGGGATCTCCTAGTGGAGCTCCTCAAGCATCAGACCAATTTGGATCGGGCCTTCTATCTCGCCCCCATTATCGCTGTGGACAGTGTTGGCAAACCATTAGGTATGCCAACTGATGTCCTCAATGAATATCGAGGGCAGAAAGGAGAAGGGAAGTCGGGGAAGGCCGCTGATCGGGCAGAGGAGTTGGATGCTTGGCATCACCTCATCTACTCGTGGAATTGGGCCTTCCCAAATGATAAGGTGAAGGAGATTGAGGGAGGGGGGCGGAGAAATTCCGGCCCCCCTCGTCCCAAGACTCCTCCCCCTGTGGCCACCAGTAGTGGAACCCGGACACCTCCCTCTTGGGTCGAACGTAATCTTAGCCTTGAGGCTAAGATTCGTGACCTAGAGTTACAGTTGTTCCGGGCCCAGAATAAGATAGCCGACCAATCTTTAGAGTTTGATCAGCTATCTAGGAAGGTGGTCTCCTGTCCTTCCTGTCCTCATTGCAATCCAGCTAAAGGAGCCTCTCAGGTCCTTTGGTTAGATGGAATGACGGCAGGTGAGAAGGAGAAACTGAAGACGAAGGGTAAAGCCTCGTCGAGGGATGAGCTGACGGTTCCACGCCCGTCCCCCCCTATTCCTAATGGGAAGGGGGGGCCGATGGCGGGGCAAACAAACGGGTCGAAAGGCCCGGCTCACCCACCATTGCCCGAGAAGGCTGCCCCTGCTCCTGGTAAAGGCCAGGCTCAGGGTCCGCCTTTAGCCCGGAAGGGGAAAGTGTCGTTGGCACTTGACGATGCTAAAGCAATTCGTCAGGTGCTCGGCCTACCCCATCGGGATGATGTGAGCGGTCTCACGACGGAGGAACGAAACTCCTATTATGGGAGTTCCCGGATTCCGTCGTGGGCAGCTCGGGGGTTTGCTCTATGTGGGCAAGCCTTCTTGGACGATGTTCGGGAGGGGCGCGTGTCGAAGGATACCTTTAAGGAGTGGTATGCCTCGAGGACTCGGCCTTCCCGGTCTGATTTGGTCGCTGAGTGGACTTCCATCCGACGTCAGTTTGATGGAGTCCGCTTGACGGCCAGGCCCGCAACGGCTTCCGAACAGAAGCTCCGTGGTGCGTATGATAGATTACGCATCAAGGGAGAAAAGCTCGGGATAACCGATGTGGTCCCTAGAGTGTTGCCCGATAGGGGCGCGTCCCGCTCAAGGAGCAGGGGTCGTGCCCCCAGTCGTGCACAGTCCCGGCCTCGTTCGCCTGGGCTTTCAGCGGCAGCCCAACCCACTAATGTGGCAGGGTTGACCGAGCAGCAGCTGACCGCTCTTATTGCGGCTAGCGTGAGAGCTGCGTTAGAAGCCCAGAAGAAATGAAAG